AGACATAAAACAAACTATGAAGTATGCAAAACTTATGCCGGACAGTGGTAGAAAATTTGTTAAAGATTTATACAAGGAATAGATATGTGGTTTGAATTGAATGGGGTTGATGATATTTTGGCAAAGTTGAATCCAACAGTGTATAAAAAAGCATTAAACAGAACTATAAATGATATAGGGGCTAAAACAAAGACACAATTAGTAAAAGGTGTAAGAAAAACATACAACATAAGAGCAGCAAAATTAAAACAACATATGAGTATCAAAAGGTCAAAATATCATAATATGCAATACATAATTCACATTGAGGGCAAAAGAAGAAATGTTATGAATTTTAGTGCCAAAAAAATTCAGTCAAAAAGAATTACAAAAAAAGGGAAGAGAGACAAAAGAGGCAATATAAGCGTCAAGATTAGAAACGATAGAGGGAGAGCGATATTGAGAGGTGCATTTTATGCAGAGAATGGAGCTGTATTGCATAGAGTTGGCAAAACACAAAAAGTAGAGGGGCTAAGAACAATATCAATACCACAAATGTTTAACAACAAAATAGTAAAAGAATCTGAACAAATAGCCGAAAAAGAGTTTAAAAAGAAGCTACAAGATAACTTTGATTTTTATATAGGAAAGATCTAAAAAAGTGGGTTTATTTATGTATCAAAATAGTATAGAAAAAATAACAATACTTAGCAAAGCCTTACTGCGAGAGAAGCATTTTATATTGGGAGTTTTGAGCTGGTTAAAAGGGTGGTTAAAAAAATGTAACTATAGAGAATATTTATTAGTGTTTTAGATAGGGGAGTTACATTTGTTTGAAGTGCTACAAAGCCCTAAAAATAGGGAAATCAAAGGTACTATCTGGGGAGTTACATTTAAGGGTGTTCGCAAACGCGAAAAAAAACTAGACACAAACTTTTTTAACTTGGTTAAAAATCTTTTGGTTAGCCAACCATCTGCAAACCCTTATGTGGTGGGGGTTGGAAGCACTTTTTTAACCTGGTTAAAACTTGGTTAAAAATGGGTAATTTTTAAGTAATACATAAGTTTAGAGGTTAAAAATGGATAGCAAATACATAACAAAATCAGAGTTAGCACGAGCCAATGGAGTTAGTCCTTCGTATATCTCTAAACTCTTTAAGACTGGTGTTTTTGATAAGTGCATGGATGGAAAAAAGATATTAAGAGATTGTGCATTAAAAACTTATCTTGAGATCAAGGATCCAGCTCGTGAAAGCCAAAGAGAGGCTAATAGAAATAGAAAAATTTCACCTGCGAAAAAAAAAGATAAGGAAACTACAAAAAAAAATGAGGTATCAAAAGAGATTGAACAAGCTACTACAAAAAACATAAAAGAAGATAGTGAGCTTTATAACCAAGACAATTTAGCAGAACTTGAACTACTACTAGCTAGTGTAACTACTGGAAACCAAAAAGTACAAATCATAAAAGACTTTTGGACAGGTAAAATAAATCAACAAAAATACTTAGAGGGTGAAAAGCTTTTAATGCCAAAAGAGCAAATCATAAAAGATGTGCAAAGGATACTAAAAGCTTTTAGAGATAAAGCTCTAGCATTGCCGACTAAGATTAGTGGCGATCTGGTTGGGTTAAAAGATAAAAAAGATGTAGCTGTTGTTGTGGAAAGCTATATGTATGAGCTTTTAGAAGAGCTTAGTGGTTTGGAAGATATAGAATGATAATTGCTGAATGTGTAAAAGTAGTAAAACCACCCAAAAAACTTACTGTATCACAGTGGGCTGATGAGTACAGACAGCTTAGCAGCGAAGCTTCAGCTGAAAGCGGTAAGTGGCGAACAAGCAGAGCAGAGTATCAAAGGGGAATAATGGATGCATTTAGTGACCCTGATATTCATACCGTAGTTTGGATGAGTTCTGCACAAGTGGGTAAAACGGAAGTATTGCTAAATATCATTGGCTATTTTATAGATCAAGACCCCAGTCCTATATTGCTTTTACAGCCAACCTTAGAAATGGCACAAGCTTTTTCAAAAGATAGAGTAGCACCGATGGTGAGAGATACAAAAATTCTAACTGGAAAAGTTAAAGATAGTAAGGCTAAAGATAGTGGCAATACTATCTTACATAAAACTTTCCCAGGTGGGCATATTACTATGGCTGGTGCAAATAGTCCAAGCAGTTTGGCATCGCGACCTGTGCGTGTGGTTCTGTGTGATGAAGTTGATAGATACCCTTTGAGCGCAGGAGCAGAGGGGGACCCTGTAAACCTTGCATTTAAAAGAACAACAACATTTTGGAATAAGAAAAGAATGATTACATCAACACCAACAATAAAAGATGTAAGCAGAATTGAAGCAGCTTATGAGGAGAGCGATAAAAGAAAATTTTATGTACCTTGCCCTGAATGTGGTAAAAAGCAGGTGCTTGAGTGGATGAATGTGCAATGGAATAAAGACACTGACAGTAATGGGAAGACAATAAAACACTATCCAAATACTGCTAAATACTTTTGTAAATATTGCGGTAATGCTTGGGATGATAGTGCCAGATGGAACGCTGTAAAAAAAGGCGAGTGGGTAGCTGAAGCTAAGTGTGATGGTGTAGCTGGGTTTTGGCTAAATGAGATTTACAGTCCCTGGGTGAAGCTTTCAGATATGGTTAAAAATTTTATAGAGGCAGAAAAAAGTCAACACACGCTTAAAACTTTTGTAAATACCTCTTTGGGCGAAACTTGGGAAGATGAACAGGGTGAGAAAATAGAAGATGATGTGCTTATGCAAAGAAGAGAAGATTATGCAGTTTTACCAGTTGAAGCTTGTGTTTTGACTTGTGGAGTAGATACGCAAGATGATAGATTAGAGGGTGAAGTGAAAGCTTGGGGTGATGGTAATGAAAGCTGGGGTGTTAAACCATTTCGCATTGAGGGTAAACCAAGCCAGAAGCAAGTATGGGAAGATTTAGACAATATCATAAATGCTACATATAAAAGGGCTGATGGTGTAGAGCTTAGAATATCTTGTACCTGCATAGATAGCGGGGGACACTTTACAGATGAAGTCTATAAGTTCTGCAAAAAAAGAGAGCATAAAAGAGTGTTTGCAGTCAAAGGTAGCTCTGTAGCTGGGAAACCAATAGTGTCACGACCTACTACATCAAACAAATTGAAAGTAAAACTTTTTACCGTTGGAACTGATACTGCAAAAGAGCTTATTTTTAGTAGGTTGCAACTTGAAGAGTTTGGCGAGGGGTATATGCACTTTAATAAAAATTACGATGAAGAGTATTTTAAACAGCTAACGAGTGAGAAATTAGTTACAACATTTAAAAAAGGACGACCTGTTAGAGAATGGAAGCCCATAAGAGCGAGAAATGAAGCTCTTGATTATACTGTTTACAACTTGGCCGCACTGGCAATATTAAATCCGAACTATAAAAAAATAAATGAAAATATCAAACCAGAAAAAAAGGAAATTGAAAAGAAGTCGCAAAAGGTATTGAGACCAAAAAAAGGGTGGGTTAATAAATGGAAGTAAGAAGAGAAAAAAGAGTAGGGCGACCAAGAAGTGATAATCCTAAAATTAAATTTGATTTGAGATTAAAGACTTCAACTATTGTAGATATTGAACTTGTGTGTGAAGAGCTAAAGATGACACCTAGTCTATTTGTGCAAACAATCTTAGAAAATGAAATGGAAAAATACAAAAAACTTTTTAAAATATAATTTTTGTCCCTTTTTAATTGGCCTCCTTTTTTGAAATAATACAGCCAAGATAAAAAATTTAGGAGTGATTTTGGCTGAAACTACTTTTGCTGCACAAATGTTAGAAAAAATTGAAGCTATGCTACTTGGCAAAGCTGATAATGATGTAGCAGAATATGAAATAGCTGGTAGGCAACTAAAAAAATATAGCTTTGGTGAGCTTGAAAAATTAAGAAGAAAATATAAATCTGAAGTACAAGCTGAAAAGATTCAAGAAGATTTAGCCAATGGGCTTGGTAATCCAAAAAGAAAAGTTTTAACTAGGTTTGTGTAGATGAAGATTTTTGGCTTTGAAATTTCGCGAGCGAAAAAATCAACACAAAAGCGATCTTTTAATGCTGCAACTACAAGCAATCGTTATGCGAGCTGGGTTGCTTCAAATACTACTGCTGACATAGACATAAAAAAAGATTTAAAATCAATTAGATCCAGAAGTCGTGAGCTAATGCGGAACGATGACTATGCTAAAAAAGTCAAAAGAATGTTAAAAACCAATGTAG